AAGGCATCAGTTCGACAATCTGAATGTTTGTCAACTGCAGAGAAAATCAAGGCTGCAATTGATGGTTACAAAAAGGGACGTGAGGAAAAGTTTGATGATGTCATCCGTAGAGATAAGTATTACTGTGAACGATATATTCCAAAACTTGATGGGCTTCCAGATTCTATGTTCTATCCTGACAATAGTATTTACGCTTATCGAAAGGGTTGTCAACCTTCTTCGGAAATATTGACAGCAGATATATTTATGCGTACGAACAAGGCGTTGTATGGTCGTTCAGTTAATCTGTCTATGTGGGACTTTACCTTTAGGCAGTTACGAGCTGCAGGTATCAACAAGATATATTATAACAATTGCAACGGTAGTTTCTTTTACAATGTAGACAATTTTCAGTTTGACTACATCGTTAAGCCTATTTATGGAATATTGAACTACAATGTTCCGTCTGTAGGTACTGTTGAGTACAATTGCGATTTGCCAAGAATGCTTAAAGCTCGTATTGTGTTATGGGTGCGTCTTGGTGCTGACCTCAGTTTCACTTCCATGGCTGCCATATCTGCGGTATCTTTTGCATTGTCCTTTTGCATTTCTACTGCAATAGTCACACTGGGATTTGCTTTACCTAGTTACTTTCAGACCCCAGACAAGGAGTACGAAAACTCGGGATTCAAGAAGAAAGGGAAAAGAAAAGGCGACTATGCTGATAGATTGAGACAACGTCTTGAGAAGATGGGGGCATATGATCTGCATGCCGATGATGCAGAATTTCAAGCTCACGGAGACACTGAGAGGGCACTTTGTATCATGAGAAATTTATTTTGGATCCGCTTTGTTTTTGATGATGAAAACGAGTCATTGGTGCAAGGACTCTTTATGGATTCCAACAATTTCGCTTTTCCATGGCACGCCTACGGTGCCAGAGCTACATACAAACTTCGACGAGTAAATCTACCCTTATAGTCCACTCCATGACGTAAAGACTTCTCCAAGTGCCAGTTACTGCTCTTACTATTGATAGAGTTTCCAAAGGGAGAGATCTCGGATTTGTGAGATTTGATAAGGTGTATTTTCAAGGGATTAAGTCTCTGTGGGGCAATGTTCCATCAAAAGCAACATTTGCTACGATGGGACAATTGTCTGATGTACGTAGGTACATAAGGGATGTTATAAATGGACGAGTTTTGGTTGCGTGTGAAGGACCTTTTATGGCAAGGACTGTAATTAACAGTCCGAAGAAGATCGTTTTCAGGTCATTTGTTCATGAGTACTCGGATAGTTATCTCACTTATTATCTGGCCACTGGGGGCGAAGGAGAAGCTGGCGATTGCGGTTTTCCTTACATCTCCAGCAAAGGATTGGATCGCCCACTCATGGGGTTGCACATGGCCAGGACGGGTTCGGATTCAATGATTGTACCTATATTCGCTGAAGACAATCCAGATAAAGCCGATTTCCAGAGTCTCCCTCCAGATACGGAGGACAAGATAATACCAATATCTGAAGGAGAGTTCATTCCTGGAGCAAAATTCATAGGGAAATGGGAAGGTCTATCCCATTCGGCGCCACCAAAGAGTGCTTATTATCCGGTGTTGCTCAACCTTCTTGATGAAGAACCCGAACTTGAAATAAAAGTTCCTGCTGATCTGTCTAAGAAAGCTATACATAACAGGAGCATCGCACAACACAATTTTGGTCCAACGCCAGGTCACGTGTTTCCAGAGATGAATGACCCGGAATGGTCTAAGGACTTTGCTACATTGCCTAGATTGTGTGAAGTGTGGGATTTTGAAACCGCCTTGTTTGGTGACCCTTCTCGTGGCATTGAAAGCGCTGCGAGCAGTTCTAAGTTTGTAGGCTATGCTTTCAGTGTAAAGAAAAGCAAACTCGTTGACTTTAGTGCTAAGACCTATGCACCGGAACTGAAGGAAAGAGTCATGCAATATATGAAACAAGCTGAGACTGAGCCTGTTATGCCCATTGCGTCAACCTTTGGCAAGGATGAGTTACTTGACAAAGAGAAAGTGTATTGTGATGTTCCAATGCCCCGCATAATTAATGGCCATGATTTGGCTTACAATATAGCTTTGAGAATGATGTTTGGTGACTATGTTCAACTTATTACCAAACACCATCATGAGAATGCTACGGCAATCGGGATAAATCCTATGAGTACTGACTGGGAATATTTGTATAGGTACACTAATAGGTATCCCAACATAATGGAAGGAGATTTGTCTAAGCAAGAGGCCTCTACCAGCCACATATTTTCCGATTGTTTTGATCCGCACATACAAAGCAAGTATGATTATGATGAAGTGCAGTCCAAAAGGGCGACCAACTTCATTAAAGGATTGAACGGTTACTTCTTTATCAGAAACGGTTGCTTATATGAGACGCTGAGAGGTCATAGTTCTGGCCATTTCTTAACTGCTTTGTTCAACAGCTTTATGGTTTGGGCAGGGCATAAGAAGGCTTTCGAATACTTGGTGCCAGATAAGGAATTTGCTGACCATGTG